TCTTCCATCTCCTCAACTTTCAAGCTTTTTGATTTCACGTTCAACTAGCTCTTTACGTTTTTGTAATTCTTCTAGCTTTTGGGCGTCTAATGCTTTCTTGATAATTTCAAGCCGTTCAATATCCATCCTAAAATTTTCTAGGGAATCAACTTTTCGAGCATACTCTCTGAAATTATTCGCCCAATTCCATTCTTCCCAACCGAAACTATTGTTTAGTTCTCGCACTAAATCATTATATTTACTTCTTAAATCAATATTAATTTGACGCTGATAAAGCATTACAAATGTCGCCATTACCAGGACTGACACACAAGCTAAGAACATCACCCAATACATAAGTTCTCCCATTTATTCCACCTCCTCAAACTTTACGAACGTCATCCAGTGGGTTGTTCCTCTTTGTTGTCCAAACAAAGGTTTAAATGGAATGACTTTTAGCACCTCTTTTACATTCACCTGGCAATCTGACCACTTAAAAATTAACGTTCCCCCTACTTTTAAGACTCGCATGCACTCTTCAAAACCTTTAGCCAAATCTTCAGACCAAGTTTCTTTTTCAAGTTGGCCATACTGGGCTTTCATTATCGAATTAGGTCCAGCCCATTTTAAATGAGGTGGATCAAAAACAACTAGATTAAAAGTATTATTTTCAAATGGCATAGCACGAAAATCGCCGATAACATCAGGATGTACGTTGACTTTTTTACCGTGTATTTCAAAGTTTTCTTTTCTGATATCCATGAAAGTTGTATGGCTTTCATTTTTATCAAACCAAAACATCCGACTACCGCAGCAAGCGTCAAGTATTTTAATTTCTTCTGTCATTTTATCCTCCTAAATTGCTGAATGGAACTTCCCATTGATAATCAACATATTCATAACAAACATCTTTGATAATTTCACCTTTGGAAATTTCAATTTCCTGTGTGAATTCTATGCCACACTCAAACGTAAAAATTTTAATATCAACATCAAACTTACTTGAAATTTCTTGATAATTTTCTGGAATAGCACTCCACGCTTGCTTGAAATTATCCAGTTCAACGGTACAAAATTTTTCTTCAAGCCAAACTTCTATTTGTTTTTGATTGATAAACGCTCGTCTTGTCCCATTGATGTAAAAATAGGGACCTGTGCTGTTGAATATAAGTAGAGTGCCATCATATTCATCTGTTAGTGTTACAGTGTCGCTTAATAGCATTTCTTTCAATGCTGATGCAATATTTTCGCTTCTCCCTCTTAATTTAAGAGATCCTTCGGCCCAATTTGGCATTATCCCTTCACCTCCTCAATCTCAACACCCAGACATTCAAACACCCAACCGAATCCGGCTTTTTCCAATTCTTTGCGGGTGTGGTGTGTTTTAAAAAAATTGCCATTATCTCCGTTATTGATTAACCACGAATCACTTTGTAAATCGTGATTAAGGAAAGACACATCTCCGACTCCTTTAATCTTCACTAAATACCGCTTTTTCTCAACCTCATATCCATCAATCCATGCACGGGCAAATAACTCAGAGTTATCCCAATACCATTCTGCAACTCTATCAGACATGCATGCATCTATTGAGTAGGATAGTGTATGACCTAGCTTTTTCTGTTCTCTGATAAAATCCGCCACAAACTGCGGTACTGTGACTTCCTCACGTTCAATAGCACCATCAAACTTTCCTTGTTTATACCCTGCATAATATTTATACAGCCCATAATCACTTCCAAGTTTATTCAAAATTTCATTGATCCATACTGCTTTAGTTGCAAGATCAAACTTTTCAATTCGTGCGATAACGTCTTTTAGTTTAATTTTATATTTATTGACCATTTGATCTGCGCTTACAATAAACTCTTCTGGTATTTCTACTTTTTCGCCACCATCAAGAACTACACTAATTAATAGCGAATCATCTGTAGAATAAGCAAACCCGTCAAAGCTACCATACACTAAAACTTTAGTACAATCATCCATTTTATAAATCCTCCTCTTCAATATTTGATTTTATTAGAATGGTAATTTGTCATCTGTGATGTCCATTTGGCTTGCAAAGCTTGGTGGCATCTGTTCTGTCATGCTGTTTTGGTTTGCGGTATTGTCACGTTTTTCAAGAACTTGGAAATTTTCTGCGACAACTTCAGTCACATATACACGTTGTCCTTGCTGGTTCTCGTAACTTCTTGTTTGGATTCGTCCAACAATTCCCACGAGCATTCCTTTTCTTGTCCAATTGCAGAAGCGTTCTGCTTGTTCTCGCCACATCACACAGTTGATAAAATCTGCATCATACTCATCATTTGCATTCTTAAAATTCCGATTGCATGCAATATTGAATTGAGCAGTTGCAATGTTGTTGGGTGTGTAGCGTAGTTCTGCATCTCTGGTCAACCGTCCAATAAGAGTCACATTGTTAATCATTATTATCCTCCGACATTGTTCATTTCAGCAGCTTCTTTGAGCGCTTCTGCTTTCTTACGTTCCTGCATTTGATATTCTTGATTTAATTTATTCAGGATTGTATCTTGTGCAGTATTCTGTTCAGCTAATCTCTGGATGCTCAATTCATGTTCCTGAATCGTCCATTCCATATCTTTGATCTTATTCTCTTGATCTACTAATCTAGAATTGAGATTGATAGCAATGACTAATGAAATAGTTGCCAATGAGATCAAGTTGATGATCAGCCAATTGATTTTACTTTTCATCTTCAATTACCCTTTCTAGCCTGAATTGACCAGCTTCTCTTCCTCGCTCGTTCAAGTGTATATAATACTTGAGGAGAGAAACATCTTTTCCTGTGATCTTGCTCAATTCTTTCAGTGGAGCTGTACAGATGTATTTCCCTTGATCAAAGAATCTATAATCCGTCAATTCCTCTGGATCCCCCATCAATGTTTTCTCATCAATATTGAAGAACTTACACAATTCTTGGACATGAGCTGGTTTTATATCGTCTTTTGTGATCCATTGCTGAATTGTATTTTGATTTCTATTCAACTTCCTTGACAGCTCTTTGCGTGTTAGTCCTTTACCAAGAATCAGCAATTGCAGTTGTTGACGGAAGTGATCCATCTGATTTCTTGTGTAATCTCTCATGTTGTCACTCCTGTTCATAACTATTCTTCAAGTCCTCAATAAGCCATTCAAGATATTTCTTAGCCTTATCCAAATCTTCAAGCCCGTTCTTCTTCTGGAATCTACATAGATACTTGATAGTATTTCCCCAGTAGAAGCCTTGGACTCCTTTCAAATTTCCTGCAAAGTTCCGGATGACATCAATGGATTCCAGACCATATTCACCACAATAGTGATTTGGCTTGTTCACTGAATCATTCATCTCTTCTAAAATCTGTTCAAATGACCGTTCTTTCATTTCAACCGTTCCTCCTTGATCCAAATTCCGTCAACCAATTTCCCTTTGCGGTCCTTGATTTCTTCATAGGCTTTATTTAAGCACTCCACAAAATCATAGTTGAGCATTTGAGAGATTCGCATCAATTCATGTACTACGCTTTTAAGTTGATATCCCTGACGGTTGAAATATGATGCTAGTGCTTGGTCCATCATCAATACAAAGTAATCTTCTGTCTTTGCAGCTTCTGAGAAAATGAATTTCTCTTGTTCTGGGAAGATTTCTTTTGTGTTGATTCCAAGTTGAAGAGTCAACCCAATCAATACAACAGTGATGTCTCCGATACTGTCTTTGGTCACTTCTTCATCTTTTTCAGCAATTCCTCTTGATAGCTCCCCGATTTCTTCATAGAGCTTCAGGAATTGTTTATTGGGTTCCTGAGTGTGTAAGTTGCGATCATAGAACCATTTTTGAACTTTTGAAATTAGATCCTTTAATTTGTTGTTTTCCATTCGTTAATACCTCCGACTTTCCATAGCTTCAGGAAATTTGAAAATGTGTTTGCTTGCTCCCTTGAAGATTCGGTCAGCAAGTGCTTGATTGTAGATTTTTTTGATGTCATTACTTGACAAGTTAGTGTTGAAGAATGTTGTTTGCCTGTTGTCTAAAATTTTAAACAGCACTCTCTGTCTCCATTCATTCGCTTCTTTTAGATTGGCGCTCATGCTACTTTCTTTCCCCAAATCGTCCAAGAAGAGAAAGTCAACTTTGCTGAGTAGGTCAACAGCGTAGCTCTCTGTGAAGTCTCCTCGACCATTGAAGCTTTCTTCAATCTTATTGAAGAGAGCTGATGTTGAGATGAAGATCACGCTTTTTGGATTCTCACATTCTTTTGATTTCTCATTCAATGCTTTTGCTAATCCAATAGATAGATGGCTTTTCCCAATGCCTGGCGGTCCACTTAGGATCACATTCCCTGTTTCAAACTTCAGATAATCCCTCAGCATCCGTTTCATGAAGTTCAGAGCTTGCTCATTCGTTGAATTGTCTGCTGTATAATTCTCTAATGTCTTATCACTCAACTCTTGAGAATAGATGCTCTCTCTTTCAAATACTTTGTAAGTGTGAGACAAGAGGGCTTGAATTTTCGCTTCCTGCCTCAAGAGAGATTCCATCTTTAGGATTTCTTCTTTTTCGCATTCAGGGCAGATCTCAATGATCTGTTCTGATCCACTGATCTTCACTTTTGCATGAAGGATCTGACAACCATGTTTATCACAAGATGTAATTTCTTCATTCATTAGAATCCCAACCTTTCATCTTGCTTCTGGACATTTTGCTGTTTAGGAATTTGCTGATTGCGGTATTTTTCAAATTTACTAGCGTTGAAGAGTGTGTCTGGTGTTAAGTATTTAGACATCTTTGTGTTTTCCTTCCACTCATTTGTCTTTACATCAATCACATATTTGAAGTCTTCGATTGTATAGTTCTCACTCAATCTTCCATTGATTAGTCTTTGAGTTGATTTGCTAGTTGGTTTGAAATGTGAACCAGTTTTCTCATTTAGATATTTGATGATTTCTTCATAGACATCTGGTTGGGGCTTTTGCCCCTTATCTATTTCTATATCTTTATCTATATCTATATCTATATCTCCATTACACTTTGTTACATCGGTGTTACATTGTAACGTTTTTTGGTTTTCTCGATGCTTGCGAACTCTACGGGCGCTAGCTGTTTCACTACCTATCATTTCTGGAACTTGTTCAAGATTGAACTGGTAATTGTCTGATGTTGTCAATAATTTCTTTTTAGTTAAAAACATCAATGCCAATCTAATTGCTTCCGGATCTTCATCAATGATGAGTGATAGTTCTTCAGCTAGATCTTCAGCCAATCCCTCAAAGTACAATTTTCCTTGTTCAGCTAGACTTGCAAGCATCATCTTCAGATAGATAATTGTGATTTCTTCTCCTCCAGGGAGCTTCCTCATTAGCTTCATTTCCTTGGAATTAAAGAAGTCCTCTTTTAATTGCAACCAGTAATATCTACGGTTTTCAGTTACCATTCATCAGGCCTCCTTATTTGAAAATTTTGCGTACTCTTTTAGGAAGAATAATTGGACAGTCCCAAGGCTCCCATGCCTGTTCTTCTCAAGAATAAGTTCTGTTACATTGTCCGGCTCCTCTTGTTCATCTCGCTTGTAATAAGCTTCTCTATACAAGAAGGCTACTATGTCAGCGTCCTGCTCAATAGATCCGGATTCTCTCAGATCTGAAAGGATTGGGCGTTTGTCATTTCGCTGATCAACTCCACGGGAAAGCTGACTGAGGGCGATGACCGGAACTTTCAATTCTTTTGCCAGAATCTTCAATTGCCTTGAAATTTCAGATACTTCCTGTTGCCTGTTTTCTCTTCCTCTACCTTCTATTAGTTGTAGATAGTCAATCACAATCAATCCTAGACCGTCATTTTCTTGAGCTAACCTTTTGGCCTTTGATCTAATTTCTGAAATCTTTACTCCTGCTGTATCATCAATGAAGATCTTCCCTCTTGCTAGTCGTTCCTGTGCTGAAATCATTCTGCGCCATTCACTTTCGGTGAGATTTCCAGTTCTAACATGATACGATGGAATCAATCCTTCTGCTGACAGCATACGTTCAACCAAGCTTTCTGCTCCCATTTCTAGTGAAAAGATTGCTACTGCTTTATCTGAATTCTTAGCTACGTTCTGGGCAATATTCAGAGCAAATGCTGTCTTACCCATTGCAGGTCTTGCTGCAAGAATAATCAGGTTGTCAGTGTGTAGACCAGTCGTGATATTGTCAAAATCTGTAAAACCTGTTGGTGTTCCTGTTACATCACCAACACGTTGTGAGCGCTCGTCAATAATTGACTGCGTGGAATCAATGACATCAATAATTGGACGGAAGCCAGTCTGCTTGTCATTTGCTATGTTTGACAAAGCTTGTTCAGTCTGGACAAGTATGTCATTTAGGTCTGATTGACCATCATATACATTGGCTATCGTTTGATTGAGATCTTCAATAACCTTTCGTGCTCTCGCTTTTTCGGCTACAACCTTGGCATAATGCTCAATGTGAGCACTGGTTGGTACAGCATTGATAAGACTAGCGAGAAATGCCATCCCACCGATTCGATCAAATTCGCCTATTGAGTCAAGCGCTGATTTAACTGATACGGGGTCGATTGGTTCTCCCCTGTCCGACAAATCTTCCATGATTCCAAAGACGATGCCATGTGATAGTTTGTAAAAACTTTCTTTTGTGAGGTATTCTGAAGCAATTAAGATTTTATCTGGATCGACAAATATTGAACCGATTACTGCTTGTTCAGCAAGAAGATCGTGAGGCAGGATTGTATTATTTTCTGCCATAAATTAGCTCCTATCTACGATATCCAAAACGCATTGCTTCTCGTGCTTCTTGAATACGTTGTTGTTCAGCGATCATCTTTTTTAGTTCTCGTTTTGATTCCTTGCATCGCTCACTAATTGAGCTGATGATAATCATTTGAAATAGGACCACAATAATTAATACTCCGACTAAAATTTCTGCTAACATGTTAATTCCTCCAATATTCTTTTATAAAAATAATTCCTGTGTTATAATTAGTTTATAGTTCTTTCAAAGCGCCTTTTTCAAAGGGTGCTTTTTATTTTTGTAGTGTTCGACAAAATCGCTGAACATCTTCCAAATTGTAGAGATACTTACCGCCCTTTCCGGACTGTTGACATTGGAATTTACCTTGATCCCGCCATTCTTCCAGCTTGGTTCTGCCCCAGCCAGTTGCTTCCTGTAGCTGTTTGATCGGCACCCATGTAATATTTCTGCTTGATCTGCGCTTAGCTTCTTCCATAGCTTTGATATTGAGTGAAACCAGTTCTTCAAAGAGTTTATCTTTAAATTCTGTTCCAAATAGTTCTAGGACCATTTTTAAAATCCTTTCTATTCTTTATTTTTCTTTTGTTCTATAGCTCTTAAAATTATTTCGTGAGCTATATCTTTTGTGAGCTTTTGTAACTTAATCAAAGCTTCACTATAAGTTTCTGATTGTTCAATTAGCAAGTCAGATAACTTTATAATTTCATCTTCAAAATCCATCTCAAGACCGATGACCTTTCTATATTATTGTGTTAACTTACTACTAACAAAAAACGATTAAATAAGACCTCTTACTCCTTATGAAAATCGTCTGTCAATTTTTATGAAAGGAGGGAATCTATGAATTACATTAATGAAATGTTGCCTAATGAAGTAAGTTTCTTGCCATATCGTTTTTCAACCTCAGATGTAGACAGTGTTGATCCATCATCTAAATCTGTTTTGAAATTTGCTACAACAGTAGATAACGAGAAATTTATTGATTTATTGTCGGTACATGAAAATGGTTTAGTTCTATTAGTTAAAAGTGAAGAAAATGAAGTGTGGTCTAATAGAAAACCAATTTCCAATACTGTTGATGGTAAACTTGTAATTACTTTTGAAAGTGAATAGTCGAATCACTAAGTATTACAGTAGTTTTCCCGTCTTTTGATATAAGGACTTGTTTTTTAACAAGTTCTTTTTTAAATTTTATTTTCATATTTACCTCTTCACCCTACTAAACTCATCTGTCCGTTGCGGGCTTTGATTTCTAGCTTTGTATTTGCTGATGGCTCCCAGCTTCCCCAATAGTCAAATGCTTGTTCTTCGTCTTTACGTTTTAGCAAGTCATAGCGTGGAATGCGGAAGTATTCCTTGAAGTCTTTGGCAGCCTGTGAAAATACCGATTGTGCAAATTTCCGATCTTTGTATGCCTGGCTGTCTTTACCACCTAACAATGCCACGACTTTTTTCTTACGCATTTTTTCCAATGCCAGACAAACCGAAGGGTTGACCGGTTGCTCATTCTTCAGATAATCAACATCGGCTGATAAGATGGACTGGCCTTCTTTCAGCTTTTTCAATTCCTGGAGCGCATGGATCATTGCGTCTTCTACCACTAACTCGGTAGGTTGAATAGTCACTTCATTCATTATTCAAATTCTCCTTCTAAAATGTTGCTTTCTTTGCGGATATCGTTCAGGTCGTTAAAAAATCGAATACCTCTGCTAATAAAACTGTCAAATTCATTTCGGATGATTCCATCAGCTTTGAGGACTTTTTCCTCATCTGCATAGATCAGACCACCCATGCTTGCTAAGAAATCATTTCCCTTTTGAAGTAGACTTGTGATGTTCTTGTAGGCTGAGATTTGCTTCTGCACATTATTGAGTTGTCCTTGCGATTCTTCAATCGCTCGTGTCAATTCATCGTACTGAGCAGATTTCTTATCTACCTCTTCACGCTGGGCCAGTGTGTCAGCAAGTTGCTTTTCGATAAATTCGGAGCGTTCTTCCATGGCTTTTACCGTTTTAGAGAGTTCCTTATTCTTTTCTAGCAACTGCCTGTTAAGGTCCTGTGTAGCCCTATAATCGTCTGGGATGACTTCCTTGATGGTTTCTTTGATTTCGACCTTGGAAGATTTGATTCGCTCGTTTTCAGCTTGTAGACGCTTGTTTGCTAGTTTGCTTAGGTTGAGCTTCTTCTTGATTTCCTGAAGTTCCCGTACCGTCGGATTGTCGCCATCTTCGATACGTTGGATCTGCTCCTCTTTCTCTTCGTCTGGAAGAGTTGCTATGAGATAGAGTGCTGATGATCCTAAATCTGACAACGTTGTCACATTTGGTAGCTGTTTGGCAACTGTCATCATTCTGTTTGCTTCCCGGTAATGGATACCGATTTTATCAAGCCATCCTCCGAATTCTCCATGTGTAAGATTATTTTCCTTCACATGGTTCAATCGTCTGCCGATTTCCCAAATGGACTGGCCGGCTATATGCTTGTGATGGCTGATTTCAAGTTCTATCTGAGATAGATTATTTGATAAAGTAATTTCGTTCATGTTTCTCCTTTGAGTTAACTAACGATTATCAAGGCGGCCTCTCATTGCATAAAAACCGTCAGAACATTCCATAGATACTATTTGGTTAGTATTGATCATTGTCGGACCTATATGCAAAAAAACACTTTTAGGATCCTTGATGAATTTTAATAATTCATCTATTCGTTCTTTAGGGTTACTGATTTGGATTACATTTCCATTTGATAGATTCATTGTTAGTTTAACTAATCTATCGAGGGCTACTGAATCTTTACCATCTTTATCAACATATATTGTCATGTTGTTCGTTCCTCCTACTCTCCTAAATCGACCCAAGTCTCGTCGATACCTAAGACATCACAGACTCGGTTTTTGAGTCTGTCACTGCCCTTCCCATATTTCAGTAGTTCTGAAATAGTAGGTTTCTTCACTCCGCAAGCACGAGCGAGATGCGTCTGTGTCATTCCTTCTGAACTCAATTTTTCTTTGACCAATTGAATCCATTTTTGATGTTGTTGGCTCATTCCTGACCTCCTTTTTAAAAATTTATCTAAAAAGTTAGCGAATTTATTGACAACTCTAGTCAAATGTTTTAAAATGAAAACATAGAGAAAAGACCTACTAAAAGTAAGGTTTACCTATATAAAACAGACGCCAATCAGTTTACTAGGCTTTATTTTTTAGTTGTCTTATTCGCTAACTCTTTAGCTTACGATTATTATTTTAAAACATTTGACTAAATATGTCAACTATTTTCTACAAATATTTTAAAAATTTTTTTCGTTTGCTTAGAAAGGTTCTAAAAAAATGTTCGTAGCATTCGATAAAATAAAGGAATTAGCTGATAAACAGGGGATTTCTATAAATATTTTGGAAGAAAAACTTGGTTATGGAACTAACACTTTGTATCGATTAAAAAGAAGCAATCCGAGTTCAAAAGTTTTAAAAGAAATAGCTGATTACTTTAATGTAAGCGCAGACTATTTACTTGGTCGCACGGATAATCCTACTATTGCTGGTGATTCAAAAGAGTATACCTGGCAAGGGAAGCCTCTCAATGTTGAAGAAATGGCATCTAATGTTATGATGTTCGGTGGTCGAGAATTAACAGACGAAAAGAAGAAAATCATACAGTCCATTATTGAAGGTTATCTAAAAGAAGCTGGCGATTAGAGGTACTGATTAGTGACCGAAAAAGAAATTATAAGCCATTATCAAGTTCGTATTATCGATTTTGATGGAGATTTAATGCCGGATGAACTCGGATTTTATGAACAAGAAACTAATACAGCTTTCCTATCGAGTAAACTCAACAAAAAAGAGAGAGTTAAGGTACTATTGCATGAACTGGGACACAAGGACCACACACGTTCAGAGTACCAGAACGCTCGCCTACGATGTGAAAATGAAGCTGATAGGAATATGATTCATCATCTTGTAAAAGATGCACTAGATAACCTAGAAGACCCTAGAGAGTTTGATTACCTAAAATTTATGTCTTACTATAATCTGAGAACTATAACAAATGAAATTATGGTTCAAGAGGAATACTTAGCATTAGTCGAATAAAAGGAGACTCATATGTCTTGCTCATACGTTGCTTTAGATATTGAAACTGCTAATGATTTTAGAGGAAGTATCTGTTCAATCGGTTTGGTAAAATTTCAAGATGGGAATATTATTGATACTTTTTATACTTTAATCAATCCAGAAGAAGAATTTGATGATTTCAATATTTTCATCCATGGCATTACACCTGAAGATGTTCGTGATTCACCTACATTCCCAGAGGTGAGAAAGGCGATTGTTGATTTTATTGGTTCTGATATAGTTGTAGCCCACTTTGCACAGTTTGATATGGGGGCTTTGAATGATGTTTACAATAAATATCAGTTGGATTATGACGATATAAAATATATTTGTTCGTATAGACTTGCAAAAGTTGCTATGCCAGGACAATTAAATTATAAGTTAAAAAATCTTTCGAAAGCATTGAATATTCAATTAGACCATCATAATGCTTTGTCTGATGCAAAAGCTAGTGGTTTAATTCTAGATCACCTATTATCAGCCAACTCTTTTTCTGATCTCAATGACTTTTTAAAAGAGTATCGTTATGACAAGACAGGTCTACTTGGCCAGCGTGGTTTTAAGAGAAAAAAAGACGCTAAGTACAAAGATAACCTCATCTATACTCCTACAGAAGAGGAAAAAGAAGCAATGGACCCAGACCACTATTTCTACGGATTGTACTTTTGTTTTACTGGAAAACTAGAGAGAATGACCAGAAAAGAAGCCAATAAAGCGGTAGCACTTGTTGGTGGAGTCCCAGAAAAAGGTGTAACTAATCATACAAATATTCTAGTTGTCGGTGAACAAGATTGGCGTGTGGTAGGTGTAGACGGTCTAAGTAGTAAAATGAAGAAAGCACAATCATTGCTTGAAAAAGGCCATGATATTGAAATCATGACAGAAAATGATTTCATAAGATTGCTTGATGATTAATTAACAAGAAATAACAAAAATCCCCACAATCGCCTGCAAGCTAAAATGTGAGGATGTGCTGTATAGAAAGAATGGCATTAAAAAGCCCTCTTTACTATACCCATTTTATCAAGAAATGAGGTGAAACGCAATGGAAATAAAGTCTTACAAAAAGAAAAATGGCGATACAGCTTATAAGTTTAGGATCTATGTCGGTAAAGAAAATGGAAAGGATAAGTATGTGAAGCGTCAGGGCTTCCAGACAAAAGCCAAAGCAAGAGCAGCACTTCTCCAACTTCAAGCTGACCTTAAAAATAGCGAGGAAATCACTGTCAAGGAAGTCACTGTCAAGGAAGTCACTGAAAAATGGCTCAAGGAATATGCTGACACAGTACAGGATAGCACCTACATCAAAACTGAAAGGAATATAAAAAATCATATTTATCCTGCGTTTGGGGATCAAAAAATTTCTTCTCTCACTCCTCTTCAGCTTCAGGAACAAGTTAATACCTGGTCTAAAAAACTTGTTTACGGACGTAAAATGAAAGGCTTGATGAATAACATATGTAAGTACGCTATCAGACATGGCTACATTTCAACCAATCCGGTTGAGAGTGTAACAACTCTTGTCAGAAAACAAGCAGATACAGATAGCGATTTTTACGACAAGGAGGAACTGAAATATTTCCTTGAGTTAGTAGACAAAACAGATGAACTGAGAAAGAAAGTCCTCTTTCGTCTTCTAGCCTTCACAGGAGCTCGAAAAGGGGAGGTTTTAGCCCTCAAATGGGAAGACTGGACCAATAACACTCTGAACATAAATAAAGCCATCACAAGAGGATTTGACGGGGAATCTGTTGGTCCTACAAAAAACAAAAGTAGCAACCGATTGATCAGCCTGGATGAAAAGACAATTGAACTACTTACAGAGTGGAGAGAAATGAATCCTACTACTACTTTTATCTTTGAGAATGAATTAGGAAAACCAATACCAGGAACACTACCACGGAAATGGCTACAACAAATTGTCAAAGATTCGGATGTGCGTCCGATTAGGATCCACGGCTTCCGACATACACATGCCAGTCTATGCTTTGAAGCTGGAATGACACTCAAACAGGTCCAGTATAGACTTGGACACTCAGATTTAAAAACAACCATGAACATCTATACTCACATCACCAAAGAGGCTAAGGATGACATTGGTGAGAAATTCGCAAACTATATTGATTTTTAAACAAATAACAAAAAAACAGACCCTTTGGATAAAAAAGGGTCTGTTTTTGGGTCTGTTAGTTTCAAAAAGGTTCAAAAAAGAATAGAAAGTATAAAACAAAAAACGTTGTTTTTACAACGTTTTAGAAAGTTTTAGAAAGCTTTAGGAACTATAGATGGAGCCGGTGGGAGTCGAACCCACGTCCAAACACCTGCCAGCATATTTGTCTACAACCATAGGTTATGTCTTATTTTAACAGCTACATGACACATAACTCAAGCCCTGTAGTTGCGAGTCTATCAATCTCTTATCTAACTCCTAGACCAAGCTAGATCGTATCTCGCTGAAATTAAGACCTGTCATCAAACACGAGCGATTCGAATCGGGTCACGCCTGCTGGTGTTTAGGCAGCTAAAGCGTAAGAAT